ACAATTGTTGACGCTGACATTAACAATGCGGCAGCAATCAATGGAACTAAAGTTAATCCAAATTTTGGAAGTCAAAATATTTCAACTACTGGAAACTTAGAAGTTGGATCATTATCAGACACTACATCGACTAAATCAATTCGTGTTTCACAAGGCAATACAGGAAGTGTTCATCCATTAGTTTTAATTAGCCAATATGCACAAAAAGACTGGGCGATTGCACTTGTTCAAGGAGATTTGCTTTTTTGTAAAGACCCAGTTGATTATTCAACGGCTACATTGCAAGCAAGTTCTAAATTTACTATAGCTCAAAACGACAGAGTTGGAATTGGAACAAATACACCAGCTACAAAACTTCAAGTTGAAGGAGATATAAGTGTTAATTCTGCAACAACTGCAACAACTGTAGGTGCTGCTGGTGGAGCAACCGCACTTCCAGCTACCCCATTAGGCTATCTTGTTTTTAGCATAAATGGTTTTGCGAGAAAAATTCCATATTACAATGTATGAAAACATTACTTTTACAAACTCCAGAATATTCAACATATAAATTTGAATCTTTTGTTGCAGAAAAAACTGTTACATTCAAAAAATCAATTAAGCAAAATATTGAAGATATTGCTGAAGAAGAATATCAAGATTGGCTTAAATGGCTTGGTGTAACTGAATAAAATTATGAGTTGCCGAAACTACGATCCCTGCCTTGATAGTAAGCTGAATCAAATCGGAAGCTATGCGTCTGTAGCCAGACAAAGCGCACAGAGCGCAACTGCCAGCGCAGCAGCAGCCGATTCTGATGCAACAGCAGCAGCAGCCAGCGCAGCCGCAGCAGCAGCCAGCGCAGAGATTGCAGGTATCTATCTTGGAGCATTCGCAGTTCCTCCAACAGTAGATAACCAAGGAGGCCCATTGCAAGAAGGAATGCTGTATTACAATACAGTAAGCAATTCGATGTTTGTGTATAATGGTTCAGCTTGGGAGCCTGCATTTTCTGATATGCCAACTGGCAGTGGATCAGACAAAGTTTTTTACTTGAACGATAATCAAGTTACGGCAGACTACACCTTGCCACCCGGTCAGAACGCTATGAGTGCTGGGCCAATCACAGTAAATCTGGGCGTAACTGTAACAGTTCCTCCGGGACAAGCGTGGACAATCGTATAATAAAGCTATGTCACTACAACTAAACGGAACAATCGGAGTAATCGGCCCAGTTAACGAAGGGTTCGTAACGGCTACAGGATCGACCACCGCAAGGAATCTCGATGATCGCTTTGCCGATGTAGTGAATGTGAAAGACTTCGGCGCGGTTGGCGATGGTATCGTTAACGATACTGTTGCGATTCAGGCGGCGGTTAATTTTATTACTAATGATCAAACATTGTTTTTTCCCAAGGGGTCATATAGGATTACTCAAACAATTCAAGTAAACAGCAAAAGTGTAAATATTGAGGCGAATGGCGCTAACTTTTCCCCAGAAATGAATGCGGTCGCATTTTCGTTTAATAATTTGTCCGACCAAGAAATTACTACACTATCTTCGGATTATACGCTTGGTGGCACAATAATAAATATCAATACAATTTCAGCCCCATTAAAGCCCGGAACAGCATTTAAAATACTTTCAAATGCAGTTGATCCCTACAATCGTGATTCCGGCTCATTGCCCAATCAATATAGAGTTAGCGAGTGGGTTGTTGCAGACGAAAACAACACAACGACACTTATCAATATTAAATCACCATTAAGATTTGGAAGGGGCATTGACCCAGTAAGCGTTCCCGGCGACGAACCAGCAATAGACTCATACACGCTTGCAATGAATGCAAGAATTGTAATACCAAAAAATAGGTATATAAACTGGAATGGCGGGAAAATTACCTATCCCGATGGGAACGATGCTACATGGACATCTGCTGCATTTAGTGTTTCTGGATACATAAATCCAAAAATAAACAATCTATCAATCACAAGGGGATATGGCGCAGGAATTAACATTCTCGGTTGCTATAATGCGGTAATATCAAATTGTTATATATGTAATCTTAATGATAATACCAGCATTGGACAATTTGGATATGGGGTTGCAGACGCAGGTCATTGCACGGTTGTTCAGAATTGTTATTTTGCAAATGTTAGGCATGGCTATACAACTAATGCAGTTAGAATTTTAGCTGACAGCAACTCATTAAATTCTGGCTCAACCGTTGGGTCTTTAATTATTGGATGTTCTGGCGTAAATAAAAACCAAGCAGTATTTGACACTCACCACGATGCGTTTGACACAAGATTTGAATCATGCACAGTAAACGGTGGCAATGGATATGGATTTGCGATTCGCGGGAAAAATGTAAATGTAAGCAACTGCCAAACATTGGGAACAATAAATGGCATAACAATATTTACAGAATACTCAAGCGGCGATCCAGACGATGATTTCTTAACCGCAGCAAAACCAGAAGGATTTACATCATGCATTGTAAATAATTTTAAGGCACACGTTGTTCAGCTTCCGATAAATGTAAAAGAAGCAACATCTGTATTTGATTCGGGAGATTTTAAATCAACTGGAATAAGGTTAATTGAGAATCAAGATTCATATGTAACCTTTTCAGGAAACATAAAATTTAATACTACTGATTATTTTGGGAATTATCCTTTGTTCATTGATCCAAACTCTTCATCTGTTATAAAATCCAATCACAATGGAACATATCAGGGAGCAATAAATAAAATTGCAGCAGATTGCTCATTGGACATCGAATGCCCAACAATTAATTCATCAATTACAAATGCCGCCTTGTTTCGAAATACAGGAGTTGGGGGACAACTAATAATTGAGGGAAGTGTTTATGCGAACTTGAGTCCAGTGTTCCCAATTTTATTTGCTGGCAATTTGACTTCAGCGATTACTGGCGATGGGGATTTGATTTGGGAAGTAAATGGATTGGCAGACAATACCATATCCACAACTACTCTTGCCACGCTAAAGGCAAGAATAAGAGCAATCGCAAAAGATAAAACTGTATTCCATGATTGGAGAACCAATGTGCCTCAAAAGAGCATACTGGTTTACTCAAACGCTTCGCATGCCGGAACTGGCGCTTCAGTTGTGGACGCATTAATTATCCCATACCAAGCAATAGAAGGATTAAAAGAAACCGGAAGTTCTGTAATGTATAGAATTAAGTTTCAAAAAACGGGAAGTAACGGAACCGCTTTATTTACATTGAAAACATCTACTGAATTTTTTGATGATTATACTTTTGCTTCTAATGCTGGTCTGTTTTATGTAGACTGCCAGTTCATAACTACTGCATCCAACCAATCACGAGGCCTTGGTGAAATTAGAATATGGGATAATGTCCCAACATTTACTACTATTCAACCAAAGGTTAGAACTCAAACAGTAGCCCCATTTGCGCTTACTGACAGATTTTTGACAATTAACATTGACTCAGCCGTTGGAGACACTATTACGATGCACCAATACGAAATCATCTCCAACAACATTTCAACCGGATTAAGTTAAACAAATTGAGCAACTGTATCACGCGTGCAACTTATTAGGTTATAACTAATCAATGCCAACCGAAGGATCAGTATTTGATGGATTCACAAGTATCATCGCGCAAGACGCAGATACTCATCCATCGTATTTACCGGAGTCTGTAGTATCAGAGTCGGTGAATAGAACATTCCGAGGAGGAATAAACCGAACAAGACCGAGCATTCGGAACATTCCGATTATCGCTGGAGACGGAGAAGCCGAGACTATCGTTAACGATATTCTTGGTGGCAGCTTCCAAGGTGCTTATCCATATCGGGCGACTAACTATAGAACAAGCGATGGCATTCTACTATCAATATCAGGGATTATCTACTTTCTAAAGATCGTAAACAACCGAGCGTTTGCATACAAAGTCATCGAAGGTAACGATCCGGGTATGATGCACACATTCTTCGTGCAGGCTGAAGATCGAGCGTATATCCAAAACGGCTACCAGAATGCAATAGCATGGGATGGAGTATTAGGAGCACTGACCGCAAGTGAAATCCAAAACGGAGACTTCTGCGAGATTGTTTCAGTTGGAACTACTGACTTCACATTGATCGGTGCGCCATCCAATACAGTCGGAGTAAAGTTTACAGCAACTGGAAGCGGAGTAGGAACTGGCACAGTAAAACTTCCCGCCTATCGCTTGAACCCATATCTCGCCAAGATGCCGATTGGAACTGTAATGGAGTATGCTTTCGGGCGAGTCTTCGTCTCTGACAGGTTCAATCAAATCTACGCTTCTGACATCATCTATGGTGGAGGATTTACTGACACCAAGAATACTGAGAACTTCACAGAGATAGGATACTGGGCAGAAGGTGGCGCGTTCTCGACTCCTGCCATGATGGGGAATATCACAGGGATGAAGGTCATGCCACAGATTGGAACTAACCTTCGTGGACAAGGTGAGCTTGTTGTCCTAACTGGTAATGGAGCATTCTCAATGGATGTATCTATCCCAAGAAGCCAATGGAATACATCGAACATCCAACGCATCTCACTCCTTGGGCGCGGATGCACATCGCCATATCTTGGACTTGCCAACTCTGAACTTTGGTTTAGATCACACGATGGTTGGGCATTCTACTCCAATAGCCAATCTGAATTTGCCAGATACTTTTCACTTCGTAAAC